ATGAAGTCCGGCTTCGACTTTTACTTTGGCGGTCGAGTTAGCTCCCGCCAGGAAATGCAAAAGCGCCTGCGCAATCTCAGAACTGAGGGCAGCGTTATGGATGATCTGGAGAAAGTTCTTTCGTCCAGGACTCCGGCTGAACAAGTTCAGGCCGCTGAGGATTTCAATAAGGCGAATCGTTCTAAGTTGATCAGCAACAAGAAAGGCACTCTTTATTTGGGGGATGTATTCGAATGAGTGAATCCCAGCTCCAGAAACTTCGCTCCGAAGTTGAACGGGTCATAAGCGCCCAGCTTTGGAATGAAAGTTACGGCAAAGTTCAGGCTGTCACGAACTCAGTAATGTCTATCTTTGCCGGCACGCTCACTACTAAACCGACAGCCGGAGAAACCAACAATGGCTAATGCACTGACTATCCGTATTGAAACTACTGGCGTTGTTCGCTCGGGTAATTCCAAAGCTGGCAATGAGTACCATATGTGTGAAGCCTTCGGGCATTTGCCGGGCATTCCTTATCCGCAGCGCTTCGAATATTACGCGGCTAAGCAGAATGAAATTCTGCCTGCTGGTCATTATGAGTGCGACATTACCTGCCGCGTGAAAGATGACCGACTGTGGTTCGAAGTTGATCCGCGCCAAGCTCGCCGTGTTGCGTCTCCGGCTGCCGCCAAGGCGCCTGTTCAAGCCGCTAGCTGATAGGTGGCCGCCATGCTGCGTTATCTCTCGATGTTCGCTGTAGGCCTCGCCACGGGCTATCTGTGGGGTTGGACCGACACCATGGCGGCTTTCCTGTGATTTCCGCCCTGTCCTGCGATGGCTCCATCTCGATTGCGCCGGATGGGGCACCCCTGTGTTCGGGCATGTGGGTCTTGACCCAGGTGCCGGAGCAGTTCGACCCGTCGATGTTGGACAGCCAGGCGCTCGCGCAGGCGTTCTCTGTCGGGTTCGGTCTTGTCGCGACGGTCCTTGTCGGCGCCCTGGGCGTCAAGGCCGTACTCGACTTCATTAAAAGAGCTTAAGGAGTAAGTCTATGAAAAACCTGAAAAAACTGTTCGTTCGTGGTGGTTCCGCCGTTGCAGTAGGCGCTGCCCTGGTCGTCTCGCAATCCGCCTCGGCCGCTGGCTGGGATTACAGCGGCCTGACCTCCGATATCGATTTCTCGACCATCGCGACCGGCGTGCTGGCCGTCGCTGCGCTGCTGGCCGCTGTGTATGCCGGCATCAAGGGCGCTCGCGTGGTCCTGGGCTTCCTGCGGAGCTGATCGAGGAGGGTGGTTGGATGGGGCGGCTTCGGTCGCCCCTTTTTGTTTCTGGCAGGGGAGTTTGATCGATGGCGGATTTATATGAGTTCGCGTTCTTTGTTATTGGCGCTGCGTGTTCCTGGGCGATCTTTTCGAGGTGGTAAAATGTTTAGGATGCTAGTTCTATTTATGGTTTTTTTTTGCTGTTCTAGCGCCAGTGCTGATGCTTTTTGGTGGCAGGTTAATGGTATTGATAGTTTGCGGGACAAGTCGTTCGCTTCTCCTGGTGAGGGGTGTTCGGCGGTGCTGGCCTATTTTCAGTCTCAGGGCAGCGGGTACAGTTTTTCGTTTAATTATTTGAGGCGTAATTCTGATGTGGAGTTTAGCTGTTCTTTGAAGCGTTTGGATCAAGGCGAGTTTGTTGGCGAGGTTGGTGCTTCTATAGGTAGGTATGGTGATGCTTGTCCGATTGATACTCGGTATGATGATCAAACTGGCGAATGCAAGCCTGAGTCCAAGCAGTGTGAGGCTGGGCAAACAGATTTATTTGCAAGTGCGCCGTCTCCAGTTGTTCAGATCAGCGGGCGAAATCAGGTTTTAAGCACTCCGCCGACTGGTTGCAAGGGTGGCTGTGCGTATACGGCTTCAAGTTCGAAGACGCGCAGTTGTTACTTTGTTCCAGGGTCGCAAACAGACGGTTTCTGTAACTATCTGCTTACCTCTGATGGTAATTCGTGCGCCGCTGATTCGGGTAATCCTGGGGCAGTTGGCCCGCTGTTGAATCCGACCCCGCCGACCGATCCTGATGAGCCGCCATCGGACCCTAACGACCCCGGCTGTCCGACCGGCTACAGCTGGTCCGGGACCACGTGCGTGAAGTCTGACGGTTCAGGTGGTCCGGGCGGTGATGGCGGTACGGGTGGCGGTGGTGATGGTGGCGGCGACGGTGGCACTGGCGGGGGTGGTGATGGTGGTGGCGATGGTGGAACCGGTGGCGGTGGCGATGGTGGTGGCACGCCCGGTACTGGCGGCGATGGTGGCGGTACGGGTGGTGGTGGCGACGGCTCAGGGGAGGGCGGTGGTACCGGTGGCGGGACGGGTTTGCAAGGCGGCTGTAAGGACGATAGCTGCGCGTTCGTGAAGAACAACCCGTTCGGCAAGGACAAGGTTCCGGGCTTTGACGAATCGCTGCAAAAGGCTTGGACGGATATCAAGAATGCGCCGATTGGGCAGGCCCTGGCCAAGATTACGTTCCCGACCGGGGGAAGTTGTCCGACTCAGAGTGTTGAGCTGTTCGGTAAGAGTGTGATGTTCAGTTCGCATTGTGACTTGTGGGCTCAGATTGAACCGATCTTGAAAGCGGTATTCCTGGCGTTTTGGGCGCTGCTGTCTGTGCGCGTATTCTTGTCGGCATGAGGTGATATATGGACGGTATTCTTAGTGCGATTAAGCAGCTTATTCAGACTGCAACAGACTTCTTTCAGCGTGCACTTAAAGCTATCGAGGATTTCTTTAAGTGGGCTCAGGATGCGTTCGATTATTTCTGGGAGTTGCTACCGGTTCTGCCTGAGTATGTATTCCATAGGCTTGTGTCAGGCATTGTGAAGTTCTTTCAGTGGCTGCCGGTGCCGGAGTTCTTTACGCAGGCAGGCAATGCGTTCCAGGCGATACCGCCGTCGGTGGTGTATTTCGCCAATGCGTTTCAGATTGGCCCTGGCGTGACGATGGTCCTGGGCGCGTATCTGCTGCGATTCATTCTCCGGCGCATTCCAATTATTGGTTGAGGTGATGTATGGCAATTGATGCGTATGTGGGCAAGCCTGGGCACGGTAAAAGTTACGGCGTCGTCGAACACGTAATTATCCCGTCGCTGAAACAAGACCGGCATGTCGTCACGAATATTCCGCTCGAAGTCGATATGTTGCTGATGGATTTCGGCGGGACTATTGAGCAACTGCCTGAAGACTGGTTTGAGCGTGAAGACTTGGCTGACTTTGCGCCGCCTGGTTCGGTCCTGGTCCTCGACGAACTCTGGCGGCGCTGGCCCAAGGGTCAGAAAACCAATGATGCGCCGATGGCCGACAAGAAACTGTTGGCCGAGCATCGGCACCGCGTAGACAAGAAAAACCGCTCGATGCGGGTTGTCATGGTGACCCAGGATCTCGACCAGCTGGCGAGCTGGGCAACGTTGCTCGTCGAAACGACGTACCGGATGGTCAAGAAGTCGAAGACAATGTTCCGGGTCGATATTTACAACGGTGTGGCGAAGGGCGACAGCCCGCCGAAGTCGAAGCTGCTGCGCAGCACGGCCGGGCGTTTCAAGCCTGACGTTTACCGGTACTACAAGTCCGCTACGCAGTCTGAAACGGGCGCTGTGGGCGATGAGTCGAAGGCCGACACCCGTGGCTCGTTTTGGCGATCCTGGGGCTTCTGGGGGCTTGTTGGGCTGATCGTGGTCTGTCTGTCCGTAGGGATTCCCGGCGTCGTCCGGTTCTTCACGCCACCGCAGCCCAAGCAAGCGTCAGCGCCGACTCCCGCGGCTAAGGTTGTTGAGCAGGTGCAGCCAGTGGCGGCTCCCGCGGGGCGTGCGATGCAAGCGGTCTACGGCACGTCGTCGAATGGACCTGTGCCGTCTGCGATCTGGCGGATTGCCGGCTATGTGCATGCCGGCCTGGGCCGGGCTGAGGCGTGGCCGTCGAAGGATGGTTACAACGTGGAGCCGGATCGACCGATCAGCAAGACGTCACGCGTGGTGCTGGTGTCCGAAGGTGGCCGTACAAGGTTCTGGCCGATTGAGAAATGCCGGTTCTTCGAACAGACTCCCGACCTGTATTGCGACATCGACGGCGAGCGTGTGACGTTCTGGACGGGCCGAGGGGCCGTATCGACTGTGATGGATGCGACAAGCACCGCGAGCGGCGGCAGCCAGCGTAGCGCAGCGTCCGCCGCGACCGGTGCGCAGGTGCAGACCCCGCATTCGTTTCAGCCGCAGCAGCCGTCCCAGGGAACCCGCGTGACCGTAGTGTCTGATAACAGCCGCTCACCCCGCACGTTGTGAGTCCTGGCTTCGCATAATGTGCAGACGTTACGTTAGGCGCAGCCCGACCGAGGGGAGAGTCACCAGTCCGGAAAATGCGCCTAGCTCCGGACTGGTGATTTACACGTAACGTCCGTTATGCGATGCCGCTTTGGTACCGTTGCAGGATCCTGCAGGACGACCTGGTCGAAAATATTGGTACCATTTCTCGGTGGCAGTGGTACCATTTTCGTCGAGCTCGAGCACGACCTGGTCGAGAATACGGTACTAAAAGGAGCCGCCATGCTTGTCAAACTCCCCGATGAATCCCCCGACTTCGTAGAGAAACTCAAGGAACAGACCGGTGCGACCACGGCTGCCGGTGCCTATCGGTTCGCCGCTGAGCGGTACGGGTCGCTGACCTATCAGCTCAAGCAAGCCATGGATGAACTTGCGAGGTTGCAGACCCGGTGCAACGTCCAGCAGCAGATCATCGACAACGCCCGCGTATCTGCCTCTTCGCTGCTTGACCATGTCGCCCAAGGCGATCTTCTCCAGGGCTGAACGCCCATCCGGACTTTCCCTAGTCAGGTGCCGCGCTCCCGGCTCGTCGGATCAGCGTCACCGATCCGGCGAACGGAAGCACGGGCGATGCGACCTGTTATTGCGTGACGTCACGCTTATTCTTCAATCATGCGGTAGGTGTAGCGCGGATCTGTCAGGCCCGACAGCAGCTTGTCGAACTGGCGCTCGCCGGCCTTCCGGGTCAGGCCCTTGCTGATGGTCTGCCAGCGCGCTTTGCCCTTGCGCTCTTGAATTTCCCAAGTCTTCGCCTCGGCTTCTTCTTTTTTCGTGACGCGTGACGCTAATTCGGCTTCCAGCTCGGCAATTCGTTGCAGTGCCTGGTCGAGTTCCTCTTGGGTGCGCTGCCAGCCGTCGAGGATTTCCTTTACGCCATCAGTGGGGATCGATGGGGCCTCTTTTCGTGACGGTTGGGCGTCACGATTTTTCTTGTTCGCCCGGTAGCGCCGCGCCCGCTCTGCGTCGGACAGCGCTTTGCCGGTGGCTGGCCGACCGCGCCCGCGCTTCGGCTGCTCCAGGGGGAGGGCTTGGGTTTGCTTGTCTGCTGGGTCGATCATTGTTGCGTCTCCATGCTGGCTGGGCATGGGTTAATTATACGTGACGCGTCACGATAAATACACGAATTAGCGTGACGAATCACGATAATTAGCGACCGTTCGTCGGTATTTAGTGTGACGCCACGCGGCTCGTCACGATAAATATCGCCGCCCGCTCTTTGGATCCCCCCCGCCCCTTGGGAGTCCCGGCAGGTCAAGGGCCGCGACCCCGGCTTGTCAGCGCTTGCGGTGACAAACGGAGTCCCGGGCGGAGCGAACCCTTGAACCACCTCGGACAAAGACAGCCTCCGGTCATAGGGTAGGGGGAAGCTTTTCTCCCCCTGCCCTCTGACCCCCTGGCGAAGGGCGGGATGACAAGGGCAGAGCCCTTGGTGTTTACGGGGTCTGTGCTTCGCGCTGGAGTTGTTCCAGGGCGAGTTTTCGGCGCTCAGTCTCGGGATACTTCGTCAGGGTCTGCTCGATCTCGTTAAGGCGCTTCATCAGCTTCTCCTGGAGCACCATGTCATCGGCTTGGCTGATGCTGTCGGCGCGGATCTGCATGCACTGTTCCAGGATCCACTGATAGTCGTCAGGAGCGGCTTTCTTGCACCACTCCAGTGCCTCCTGGTCGTCCTGCGCTCGTACGGCCATGGCCATCGCTCGCGTCTTGTCGACCGTTGCTGCGCCCAGCGCGAGAGGGAGAAGGGGGAGAAGGAAAATCCGTTTCATGGGAGTCCTTTGTGGGTGCTGCACGGGGCGGCCGGGAGCGATCCCGGCGCAGCCGGGTCCACCATCTCTAATGGTGGACTCTTGTCTCATGGTGAGAATTTTCGATCACATTCTGATCAGCGAAGTGCCTCTTGCTCGTAGCTCATCAGGATGCCTCTGAGCGCAATCTTGGCGTGTACTTTCTCTTCGGCTGGCAGGTGGTTGAACCGGACGAAGATGGCTCGTAGATCGTCCGATACGTCCCGCTCTGCCTCGTCCAGAAGTAGATCGTCGGTCGATACGCCTAGCAGTCTTGCTAGGGTTACGATCTTTTCCCCCGGCGGCGGTCTCTCTCCCTTCTCGTAACTCTTGTAGCTGGACTCTGATATCCCGGTTGCTTCCCATACCTCGCGTTGGGTCAAGCCCTTGGCTTCTCGCGCTCTGCGTATGTTTTCACCGATGGTCATGGTCTCTTTCCCGAGGGTGGTTTCTTCGTGCACGAGGCTATCTCCTGGCTGGATGTACAGAGTCCGTATATGACCCTTTATGGTGTTGTATGTTGCTTGACCCGTTAAATTCATATCCAGTACCCTAAGGGTCTGTATATGACACTTGACGGGATTTTGGGGATGCTCGACCGAATCCACATGTTCATCCGCTTCCGCTCGGAGCACGTCCAGATGATCGGCAAGCCCGAGGCTCCGACGTTGGTCGTTGACCTGGAGTCGTTGGGGGTGCGCATGCGGTCTTCGGGCGGTGTGCTTAAGCGGGAGGGCGGGGAGGGCTATGACGTGGAGGGGCTTTCCCATGCCTGGGAATCGCTGCCGTCGAGCTACACGCCCATGGCCTTCAAGGTGTTCCATCAGTCCCTGGGCAAGCGCCTTGATCCTGGTGTGGAGCTGAAAGCGTCTCCGGCCAAGCTGCTCCAGGGGCACAACGTCTTCGGGCCGACCTCAATCCGCATGGGGGCTGAGGTCATGTTGAAGTGGCTGGCTGGCACCTATCCGGACCTGTATTCGAAGCTCGATGTGCTGTCGATTGAGGTCTACGCCCTGGACTGCACGTTCTCGGCACGCATGCCGAATGAACAGACCGCCCTCCAGGTTATCCAGTTCATGCGCGGGGTCAGCAATGGCCAGACCCGCAACCGGGGTGATGACTACGAGACCACGGCCTACTGGGGTTCGAAAGAGGGGCGTCTGCGCAAGATCAAGGCGTATCTGAAAGGGCCGGAGTTCCGGCGTCAGTTGGACGAAATTCTCAAGGCTGCTCGCGGTGCTACGGTCGATCCGGAACCGCGCCAGGACCTGGATAACGCTCATGTCCGCGCCTGGAAGCTGTACAAGCGCGAGCGCCACATGCCCATGTCGAGCCTTTCTGCTGCGCGGACGCTGCGGGTCATGCAGGACCCTCGGCTCCAGGAGTTCGCGCGGCTTCTTCTTCGCCTCGAGGCGACCGTCATGCATCGCTGGTTGGAGCGGCGGAATCTGCCGACGAACCTGTGGGAGCTATGTGACTACCAGGAGGCGCTTCGCGACCAGGAGCGCTGTTTCATTCAGGAGTGTTGGAAAGCGGTAACTGCTGAGCTGTTCGCGGCCTTTGAGGGTATGACCATGAAGCGAATCGACGATGACAAAGTGTTGGCTGCACTGATCGAGAAGTACACGAAAGTAGGGAAGGGCAAGTGGACGAAGGCCCGCGCCGACAAGGCAACGGGAACCATCATTCCGGCAGTGTTTGTGCCGGGGAAATCCAGTGATGCCTATGCTCGCAATCTGTTCCGTACCTACCGCAGCCTCAAGGACTACGGGTGGGAAGAGACCATGGCGTCAATGTCTAGGGCCTCGTTCTATCGCCACGTTGCTGACCTGGAAGCGGTAGGCATTTCCAAGGCGATGCTCCAGAACCTGAGCGAGTATGACAACACCCGCAACGTGGTGCCGATTCTGCGGTTGCTGGAGGTGGATTTCTCGGCGCAGTACCCCGATTGGTACGTCGAGCCGACAGTGGAGGCCGCCTGATATGTGTATTCAATCTGAGCGTCCGTGCAGTTACTGCGGTGAATTCGGCGTGGTCGATGGTGTTGAGTTTGAGCAGGGTGAGCCGACCCGTTTTGCCTGTCCTGCGTGCTATCAGGAGCTCGAACTGTGGCGTTGTGATCAGCAGGATGAGGTCTGACGTGCTCGCTCCGACTCTCCAGGCCCTCGCGCTGCTGGCCGCTGCCGCCACTGTCATCCACGCCCTGGGCGTGTGGGCGCGCAGCGATGGATAAGACGGCCCACCAGTCGCTCCGCTGGGACCTGGAGCAGGACATTTCCCGCGTGCTCGATGACGAGCACCTGGTGCGCCAGGTCTTGGACCTGGTCATGCGCCGAGTCGTCCAGGAACAGGCCGCCGAGGCCGTTCGCCGGCAGCGCATCAACCGAGATTTCAAAACGTTCCGGCGCCGGAGCGTTACGCCGCCCGCATGGGCATTTCGTGAACCGGGCACAAGCCCACAAGTTGAACCCCTGAGGTAAATCATATGCTCGCTCTTATCGGCCTGTGCCAGGGCTATTACTCTGATACTCGCAACGTCAATACCGCCAACGGTCCTTCGCAGATTGTTGAGCACTCGGTGCTCGTGCAGGTTGAGCAAACCAATAAGTTCGGCATGCCGGAAACCAAGGTTATTCAAGTCCGCATTTCGAAGCGGCACATGGATGGCGGGCTTAATAATGTCTGGAAGATGGAGAAGGGCAAAACTGTGTCCGTCCCGGTATTTATCCAGGCCTGGGCAAGTAAATCCGGTAACGCCGGATTCGATTATTGGCTGTCGGGCGACGGCATGCCGTTGAAACTTCAAACCGTTCAGGAGAAAGCCGCTTAAGGGCCCCGGCCTTTTTCGGCGAAAAAGGACGGGTAGGGGACAAGCATGAATTTTTTGGGCTGTGACGGTGTTTGGCTGGCCAGGGAAGATGGTTCAACTATCTGCCAGGGTCAAATGAAGACTTTTACGGTCCAGGAAATGCGGGAGTTTCTGACTCCTGCAATGACAATTGCGCAGAAAGCTCAAATCACCGGCGGTCTGTTGACGTTGTTTGTCGCGGTCTGGGTGTTTAAGAAGATGCGCACATCAATTCCACACTAGGAGTAAGTCCGATGAAACAACTGAAACAACTGTTCTCCTTGGGCAAGCGTGAAGCCGTTATCGGTGGCTCGTTGCTGATGACGTCCGGCCTCTCGATGGCCGCCGAGGGCGATATCGACACCACCAAGGCCCTGGCCTATATCGCGGGCGGTCTGGCTGCTGCTGCGGCTGTGACTGGTGCCATGTTCGGCCTGGTGGCCCTGATCGGTGCGGCCAAGAAAGCCCAGCGCGCAGGGACCTAATCGACCCTCAGTCAAGCCGGTGGCGGTCACTCCGCCCCGGCTTTTTTATTGCCCGGAGAAAGGATAAATGAGGATTAAGACATGTATATCAGCCCTGAGGATATCGCTTTTTATGGCGTGCTTATTGCCCTCGCTATTCTTTGCTCAGGGCGTTAGTGCTGAGGTCTTTTGGTGGCAGGTAAATGGAATCGACAGTTTGCGTGACAAGCCTTTTGGTTCGCCTGGTGAAGGGTGCTCTGCGGTGCTGGCCTATTTTCAGTCTCAGGGTAGCGGGTACAGTTTTACGTTTAATTATTTGAGGCGTAACTCTGATGTGGAATTTAGCTGTTCTTTGAAACGCCTTGATCAAGGCGAGTTTGTTGGTGAAGTCGGTGCGTCTATAGGTAGATATGGTGATACTTGTCCGACAGGTACGGAGTATGATGCGGCTGTAGGTGAGTGTAAGTCGCCGCCTAAAGAGTGCGAAGTTGGTACGCCTAATTTATTTCGTAGTTCGAACTATCCGATTATCGTGATTAATGGAAAGAACACAGTTCCTAGTTCTCCGCCGTCCGGCTGTTTGAGTGGCTGTGCCTATGAGGCGGATAGTTCTCGGCCAACATCCTGTTATCGGACTCCAGGCTCCACAACTGAGGGGTTCTGCAACTACACGCTCAAGAGCAACGGTCAGAACTGTTCAGCAGACTCCGGCAACCTGGGCGGCACCGGCCCTTCGCTCAGCGAGCCGAATCAGCCGCCGGTGACCGACCCGCCTTCGGATCCGAACGATCCGGGCTGTCCGAAGGGCTACAGCTGGTCCGGCACTACGTGCGTGAAGACGCCGACCGATCCCACGGACCCGACCGACCCGAAAGACCCTGGTGGTGATGGCGGTGGAACTGGTGGCGGCGGTACGGGTGGTGGCGGCGATGGCGGAACGGGTGGCGGTGACGGTGGGGCCGGTGGGGGAGACGGGAAGTGCGACCCTGCCAAGGATCCGAACAAGTGTCAGGGCAATGGCTCTGGTGGCGGGGGAGACGGGAAGTGCGATCCTGCTAAGGACCCCAACAAGTGCCAAGGCACTGGTGGTGGCGGAACCGGGCAGTGTGACCCGGCAAAGGACCCGAACAAGTGTCAGGGCGGTTCATCGATTTCCGGCGACGGTGACTGCAAGGTTGCGATTCAGTGCAACGGCGACGCAATCCAGTGCGCCATCGTTCGCCAGGAAAAGGCCGCCCGCTGCGCGGATGAAGAGTTCCGCACGGTCGATGACAAGAAGATTCAGGACCTGAAGAACACGCTTGCCGGCGAGTTTTCCGGGCCTGAGTACGAACCCATCAAGGCCACCGGCGAGAACACCCATGACCTGTCGAAGCTGCTCGACACTAGCGGGCGCTTCTCCAAGGCCTGCCCGGTCATTCCTGACGTCTCGTTCCCCTGGTTCGGCAGTACTCAGACGGTGTCGCTCAGTAGCGTGTCGTCCGATCTGTGCACGTATCTCCAGTGGTTCGGGTATCTGCTTGTCGCGTTCGCCATGCGCGCCGCGGCTGAAATCATTGCGCGAGGGTTGAACTGATGCCGTTACTGATCGGGGTACTACTGCGGGCCATCGGCTGGTCGCTGATTCCGCTGGGTTGGAAGCTGCTGCGCGGCTTGGGGTTCACCGCTGTTGCCTTCGTCGGCGTCAAGGCGGTGATGGATCAGGCCAAGGACTACGTGTTCAGCAGTCTCGGTGGCGTGCCTGCGCAGTGGCTTCAAGTCCTGGGGCTTTTGCAAGTTGACGTGTGCATCAACATCCTGTTCTCCGCGTATATCGCTCGCGCCGTGCTGTGGGGTATGGACAAGTCTGGCGGCAAGTCTGGCATGCGCTGGACCGGGCCGAAGTAA